GTGATTCATGGCTTCCGTGCTCATGACATCTCTTCTATAGCCCCTTTCGGTCCCTCCGTCCAGTCATTTCCCATCAATCATCAGCGTATTGCGATTCTTTCACAGGCTCTCAGCCCTTCGACAGCAGCCCCGGCGTCGAACGCCTCGTCGTGCGGATCATCGCCGCCAAGGCCAGGCGGCTGATCCGGCAGCGGAAGTTCCACAGCCAGGACTACGAAGACCTGGTGCAAGAGCTAACGTTGGAGTGGCTGCGATACCGGCCGCTGTTCGATCCCCGACGTGCGAGCCTCAGCACCTACGCCACGCGGGTGATCAACAACCGGATCGCGGCCCTGATCCGCCATCGCAAGGCCGTCAAGCGCGACCGGGGCGGCCCGATGCTGTCGCTGGACAGGCTCGTCAAGGACCCCGGCGACGGCCGGGCTCGGCTGGGGGACGTGCTCTCCGATGAAGACGTCCGGTTCAGGGTGGGTGCCGCCCAGAACGAACGCCGGCGCGATCTGGCGGTGGACGTCTCGGCCCTGCTGGCCGTCCTGCCTGACGCCCTGCGGGCGCTGGCCGTGCAGCTCCAGACGATGACGATCACGGGGGTGTCCCGCCTGACAGGCGTGCCCCGCTCCACGGTGTACGAGTCGGTCGGCAAGCTGCGTCGCCACTTCGCCGCGGCCGGTCTCGACCAGTACCTCCCGACGCCTCGCGGCGATTCCGCACACAACGGTTAGGGACAGCCCATTTCGGGCGGAAAAGGACAGGCCCATGATCATGCGGGGTTACAGGTACAGACTTCTCAGCAGCCGTGCCCTGCGGGAGGCGGAGGCGACCCTCCTTCTGGCTATGGTGGCGGCCGAGGGGCTCCACGGGGAAAGCCGCGTTCGGATGGACGCCGCCTACGCGGTGGACGACGCCTTGTGCGCCATCGCCGTGGACACCTCCACCGTCGTCGGGGAGGACATCGCGAGCATCTTCACGGCCTTCCTGGCGAAGGAGTTGGGGCACAACAAGTTCTTCGTGCGGCCGCTGAGCAGGGAGGCACAGGCATGACCGCCGCCGGTGCCTCCCTCCTTGCGCCCGCCGAGGGGGCCGCCCTCGCGGAGACCGAGCCGCGAGGGCGCCGTCCGGGCTTCGCCAGCCCAGACGGTGTCGGCGAAACGAACTCGCCGGCCACCGTGCCGGGCGCCGAGCAACAGACCCACGAGGCCCCCGAACGACTCGCCGATCTCCTGGGGCAGTTCGTGCCCGACCTCGACCGGGACGAAGCCGAGGCGTACGTCCACGAGCGGATCGCCTTCAAGGTTGGCCGGATCCTGGAGAAGTTCGGTCTGGACGGCTCGCAGCGGGAGGACTTCAGCCAGGACCTGTTGGCGGCGCTGGTCCGGGTGGTGCCCCGCTACGACGGCAAGCGGACACGCTGGAAGACGTTCGTCAGCCGCGTCCTGGACCAACGGTACAGGAACCTGATCCGCAAGCTGCTGGCCCCCCAAAGCGGCGTGGCCGCGCGCCCCATCCGCTTCACTGACGTGGGCGACTGGTTCGAGGAGGCCATCGTCGACCCCAGGACTGCGGCGGAGCCCTTCGCGGCCGAGGACCTGCGGATGGACGTGGAGAGCGTGATCGGCCGCTTGCCGGAGGATCTCCAGATCGCCTGCCGCCTGCTGATGGCCCATCCGCGTCGGGAAGCGGCCCGTCTGCTGGGCGTCTCGCCGTCGGCGATCACCCGCATGATCCGCAGGGCCCGCCCGGTCTTCGAGCAGGCGGGACTGACGCCATTCTGAGCCTGCGCGAAAAGGATTCGCGCCTCTCGCAAATATAGAGAACTGGACCAGGCCACGAAGTCGGGAGAGTAAACATGGATGACCTGTTCATCGACCTGAGCGTCCTGACGCACGAGCCCGAGGAGGCATACCACGCCAGGGCGGGCGAGTACCTGACGAGCCACCTGCTGGCCGACTTCCGCAAGAGCCCGCTGCTGTATCACGGCAAGGTCACCGGCGTGATCCCCGACGAGGACCGGCCGGCCTATGTGCTTGGGCGGGAGGCGCACTGCCGCATCCTCGAAGGCGCCGAGGCATACGCTGAGCGGTACATCGTCGGCGACGGGCCCATCAACAAGACCACCGGCAATCCGTTCAAGAGCAACTCGAAGGCCTATCAGCGATGGGCCGCCGCCCAGGGCAAGCCGGTCGTCTCCACCAAGGATGACGAGCTGATCAGGAATCTCGCGGCCGGTGTCGCCATGAACGCCCAGGCCGTGGACCTGATCTGCCACGGCGAAGCCGAGGGCGTGGTCCGCGCGGAGTACTGCGCGGTGGACTGCCAGGCGCGTCTCGACTGGGTTCACCCCCATCGCGGCATCGTCGACCTGAAGACGTGCGACGACCTGACGTGGTTCGAGGCGGACAGCCGCCGTTACGGCTACGTCTACCAGCTCGCGTTCTACCGCGCCGTCCTGGCGCGCGTCCTCGACGGCCTGCTCGTGCCCGTCCACGTCATCGCCGTGGAGAAGAAACAGCCTTTCCGCTGTGGCGTCTGGCGGCTTGGCGACAACGCCCTGGCCATCGCCCAGAAGGAGAACGAGGCGGCAATCCGCCGACTGCTCCGCTGCCGCGACCTGGGCGAGTGGCCGACCGGCTACGAGGAGATCCGCGTGCTCGACGCGGCGTAGGGCATGGAGGCCCAGGAGTGCCCGGGCGGATCAGGTGAGTCCAGCAGCAAGCGACGGCCGCCGCCCGGGCCGCTTCGGCAGGGCCGGGCTACCAGGGGCTCTTTGTCAAAAATCCCCTGGGACGCGGGTTCGACTCCCGCACCTGCCTGTCGGCTGGCCAGCCGTGTCGGACATCAACAACCCAAACATAAGGAACTACGAATGTCAATCATGGCGAGCATCGAACGTGGGGTCCGCCACAAGCCGCCCCGCTTGCTGATCTACGGCACCGAGGGCATCGGCAAGAGCAAGACGGCCTCCGAGGCGCCGAAGCCCATCTTCATCCCTACCGAGGACGGCCTGAACCAGATCGACTGCGACAGCTTCCCGTTGGCCACCAGCCTCGAGCAGGTCTTGAAGGCCCTGGAGGCGCTGGCGGACGAGCAGCACGACTACCAGGCGGTCGTCGTGGACACGCTCGACTGGCTGGAGCGGATGATCTGGGTGCAGGTCTGCGCCGACCGCGGCGTGAACAACATCGAGGACATCGGCTACCAGAAGGGCTACGTCTTCGCCCTGGACCACTGGCGCAAGATCGTCGACGGGCTGGACGTCCTCCGCAACCAGCGGGGCATGTGCGTCGTGCTGCTGGCCCACTCGAAGGTCGAGAAGTTCGAGGATCCCGAATCGCCGGCCTACGACCGCTACTCCCCGCGCCTGCACAAGCACGCGACGGCGATGATCACCGAGTGGGTGGACGCGGTGCTCTTCGCCACGATGAAGGTGCACACGACCACGGAGGACGGGGGCTTCGGGCAGAAGCGCACCATCGCCACCCGGGGGGCGACCGACCGCGTCCTGCGGTGCATCGGCAGCCCCGCCTGCGTGGCGAAGAACCGCTTCAACCTGCCCGCGGAGATCCCCCTGTCCTGGCACGAACTGATGAACCACATGGCCGCCGGGATGGACCCCGACGCCGCCGAAACCCCCAAGGAGAACGTCAATGGCTGACCTGAACGGCTTCAACGCCCACGAAGTGGACCCCATCGCCTCGTTCGAGGCCATCCCGGCCGGCAAGTACCTGGCCGCCATCACCGACAGCGAGATGAAGGCCACCAAGAGCGGCTCGGGCAACTATCTCCAGCTGACCTTCACGATCCTGGAGGGCGACTACAAGAACCGCCTGGTCTGGGCCCGCCTCAACCTCAACAACCCCAACGACACGACCGTCAGGATCGCCCGCTCGGAGCTGTCGGCCGTCTGCCGGGCCGTTGGGGTCATGCAGCCGAAGGACAGCGTGGAGCTGCACAACATCCCGCTGGTGATCACCGTGAAGGTCAAGAAGCGCCAGGACACCGGCGAGCTGACCAACGAGGTCAAGGGCTACGAGCCCAAGTCGGCGGCGGCCGGCAAGCCCCAGCAGGCGCCCGCCAACAGCACCACCCCGCCGTGGCGAAGGTAGGAGGGAAGGCGGCGTGATCCTCGAACTCCCTTGGCCGCCCACGGCGAACACGTACTACCGCCACGTGGGCTACCGCACGCTGATCAGCCGGGAGGGCCGGGCGTTCCGCCGGAACGTCTGTGCCCTCCTGGGCGGCGGCGGGCCCCGCAAGCCCCCGGCCGGTGGGCGGATCGCCCTGTGCATGGATGCCTTCCCGCCGGACCGGCGCCGGCGCGACCTGGACAACCTCCTGAAATGCACCCAGGACTCCCTCTCCCATGCGGGCGTCTACGAGGACGACAGCCAGATCGACCTGCTGGCCGTGACGCGGCGGGATCCGATCCAGGGCGGCACGGTCGTGATTCGGATCGACGAATTCCCCCCCCCCGCCGCTGCCCGCTTTGTGGCAGCAGGTATCCCCTGGCAGAAAGCGAGCACACCCATGACAACTGAACCCCAGAACCTGAGGCTCGACCAGATCCGGATCGACGGCGGAACGCAGCCGCGCGTCGCCATCGACGAGCAGGTCGTGGCCGAGTACGCCGACCTCTACGGCAGCGGCGTGGACCTGCCGCCTGTCACGGTCTTCTACGACGGCGCGGCCTACTGGCTGGCCGACGGCTTCCACCGCTACTGGGCCAACAAGCGGATCGACTGCGAGTTCATCTTCGCCGAGGTCCACCAGGGCACCCAGCGGGACGCCCAGTGGTATTCGTTCGGCGCGAACGCCGAACACGGCTTGCGCCGGACACGCGAGGACGTGGCCACCATCCTGGAGAAGATCTTCTCCGACGAGAACTGGTCGCAAAAGTCGGACTACGAGGTAGCGGATCACACCGGCATCCCTCGCAGCACAGTCCAGCGTCACAAGGAACGCCATCTAGCCCAAATGGGCCAGATAGACAGCGGCGAACGCGAGGTCAGGCGCAAGGGCCAGACCTACAAGATGAACACGGCCAACATCGGTCGCCGCCGGTCCCCCGCGAAGCCCTCGCCGCCGCGACAGATCATGACCAAGGAGGAATACGAGGCGGGAGGCGAGGCCGAGCCGCGCGCCGACGCGCCGCCCGCCGGGGCCAAGCAGCCCAGCATCGCCATCCAGCGGGGCTACGAGGCCATCGCCGTCCTGAAGTCCATCAACCCGGGCGACCCGCGCCGAACCGAGGCCATGCACATGGTGCGGGACTGGATCATCGACAACTTCGGCTGAGACCCCCAGCCGCCAAGAACGCACAGGAGAACCCCATGCGCGTCAAGAAAACGAAGGACTACTCGATCTTCTCGATGACGGCCCGCAACCGGGCCGTGCGTCTGGACAACGCCAAGCGGCGACGACTCACGCAGTCGATGCAGCAGCACGGCTTCATCCCCGCCTACCCCATCTACGTCTGGCGGGTGGACGGCCGGCTGGAGATTCAGGACGGCCAGCACCGCCTGGCGGCCGCCAAGATGCTCGGCCTGCCCGTGTACTACATGGAAGTGCCGCACCCGATCGACATCCCCCGCATCCAGAACACCCAGGCGCCCTGGTCGATCCGCGACTACGGCGAGTCGTACGCCAACGCGGGCAGCCCGCACTACCAGGAGCTGCTGGAGTTCGCGGACATCCACGAGATCCCCATCGGCACCGCCCGCGACATCCTGGGCAATCGCGTCGGCGGGCGATCTGGGCAGGTTACCGCCAAGTTCAAGCGCGGCGACTGGCAGGTCACCTCGCGCGAGAACGCCGAGCGCGTCGTGCACCTGCTCTCGGCGATCACCGCGGTCGCGCCGCAATGCCGCAGCCGGTTCCTGATCGCCGCGCTGTTCGCCTACAGCCTCATCGAGGGCACCGACGACCGGCAGCTGACGGCCAACCTCCATCGCAAGCCGGAGCTGGCGCGGCAGTACGGCTCGCGGGACGGCTACCTGGACATGCTGGAGCAGATCTACAACTTGCGCGCCCGCCAAGCGGTGCCGATCCGCGTCTACGCCGAGAACATGCTCAAGTTGCGCCGCCGCCGGTAGGAGACCAAGCACAGATGAGCGATCCGAAACGCATCTACATCGCCGGGCCGATGACGGGCCTGCCCGAGCACAACTTCCCGGCCTTCCACGCGGCGGCCGAGCGCCTCAAGGAGGCCGGCTGGGAGACCGTCAATCCGGCCGAGAACTTCGGCGGGCGGACCGACCTCCCGCGCGAGCTATCTCAGGGCCGACATCGAACTCCTGGCCGCATGCGACGCCGTGGCCATGCTGGCGGGCTGGGAGGACTCGCGGGGGGCGAAGCTCGAGTACCTGATTGCCTGGGAGCTCGGCATTCCGGTCTTCGACATGGCCACGCTCCAGCCGATCGGGCCGAATCCCCCGGTGCCGTCCGTCAACCTTCACCGCCCTGCCGTCGTTCGGGACCAAGAGGCCGAGGCGCCCGAATCCCTGCTGGACGAGGCCAAACGCATCACGGGCGGCACTCGGCGGGAGGATTACGGACACCCGGCCGACGACTTCGCCAAGACGGCGCGGATGTGGACCGGGATCCTCGCCGCCAAGCTGATCGACGGGGCCGAGGTCACGGCGATGGACGTGCCCCTCTGCATGATTGCCGTCAAGCTCGCACGCCAGGCCCACCGCCACAAGCGGGACAACCTCGTGGACATCGCAGGCTACGCCCGGACGGCGGCCATGGTCGCGGGGGACGAGTGATGGCCAAGGCGCACAGCAAAACGTTCCTGGCCTTCGGCGACGTGCACGTGCCCCACCAGAACGGCCCGGCGCTGGAGGTGTTCTGCCGCGCGGCGGAACGCCTCCGGCCGGATCTGATCGTCTGCCTGGGCGATCTGCTCGACTGCGGGCAGTTCTCGACGCACCCGCCGACGTACGGCATGCCGGAGACGGACTACGTGGACGACCTTCGCGTGGCCAACGCGCTGCTCGACCGTCTCCAGGCCGCGTGCGGCCGGTTGATCATGGTCGAGGGCAATCACGAGTATCGTCTCGACCGCTGGGCGGCCGCGACGGCCGAGGGGCGGGGTGCCTACTCGATGCTGGCGCCGCGCATCCGGCTCATGAAGGGCCGGTCGAAGTGCACGTACGTGCCGTACGGGTCGGTCCAGGGGCGCTACCCGCACTACCAGCTCAACAGCCGCGTGATCGCCGTCCACGGCTGGTCGTACGCCAAGCACGCGACGAAGAACCACCTCCAGGTCAGCCAGGGCAAGAGCGTCATCCACGGGCACACGCACCGCGCCGATACCAGCATCGTGCAGAACATCTGGTCGCCGGGGAAGGTCATCCAGGCCCGCAGCGCCGGCTGCCTGTGCAAACCCATTCCGCTGTACGGCACCGGCCGGCCCGTCGAGTGGGTCAACGCCTTCATCCTGGGCTACCTCGGCCGGCGCAGCGACACGCTCTACACCATCCCGATCCTCGGCGGGCGCTGCATCTTGCCCGACGGCGCGGAGGTGGCGGCATGACGGGAGCGCTGTTCGCACCGCCGACCGCCGCGCCGATCGTCCTGCGTCCCTACCAGCGGGAGGCGGTCGAGGCCGTCTACGACCACCTGCGCCGCCGGGACGACAATCCGTGTGTGGTCTTGCCAACCGCATCCGGGAAGACCCTCGTGATTGCCACGATCTCCCGCGACGCCGTACAGCAGTGGAACGGCCGCGTCCTGATCCTGGCCCACGTCAAGGAGCTGCTCGAGCAGGCGGTCGACAAACTCCGCGCGATGGCGCCCGACCTGTGGAGCCGGATCGGCGTCTACTCGGCCGGCCTCAAGAGCCGCGACACCAAGCATCCGATCATCGTGGCGGGCATCCAGAGCGTCTATCGCCGGGCCGCGGAGCTGGACCGCTTCGATCTGATCTGCATCGATGAGGCCCATATGCTTCCCCCTGACGGGGAGGGAATGTACCGGACCTTCCTGGCGGAGGCGAAGGTGGTCAACCCGAACGTGCGCCTCATCGGCATGACGGCCACGCCGTACCGCATGACCACGGGGATGATCTGCGAACCGGAGAACCTGCTGAACGAGGTCTGCTACGAGGTCGGCGTCCGCGAACTGATCGTCCAGGGCTACCTCTGCCCGCTGAAGACGAAGGCCGGCCGGCGGAAGGTCGACACGTCCAACTTGCATATCCGAGGCGGGGAGTTCGTCGCCGACGAGGTCGAGGCCCTGATGGACGACGATTCGCTGGTCCAGTCGGCCTGCCGCGAGATCGTGGACCACACGCAGGATCGCCACTCCGTGCTGATCTTCGCCGCCGGCGTACAGCACGCCCTGCACGTGCAGCGCGTCCTCGACGAGATGGGCCAGGAGTGCGGCTTCGTCTGTGGCGAGACACTGCCGTTCGACAGGGCCGAGACGCTGCGGCGGTTCCGCGACGGAGAGCTGAAGTACCTGGTCAACGTCAACGTCCTGACCACGGGCTTCGACGCCCCGAACATCGACTGCGTGGTGCTGCTGCGCCCGACCAACTCGCCGGGCCTCTACTACCAGATGGTGGGTCGCGGCTTCCGGCTGCATCCGTCGAAGGACAACTGCCTGGTGCTGGACTTCGGCGGGAACATCCTGCGCCACGGGCCGGTGGATGCGCTCCAGATCAGGGACAAGGCCCAGGGCAACGGCCAGGCGCCGGCCAAGGAGTGCCCGGAGTGCCAGGCCGTGATCCACGCCGCCTACGCCGTCTGTCCGGAGTGCGGCCACGAGTTCCCGCCGCCCCAGCGCCAGCAGCACGATCGCCACGCGTCGACGGCGGGCATCCTCTCCGGGGAAGTCACCGAGACCGAGTACCAGGTCACGGAGGTCTACTACAGCGTCCACGTCAAGCGGGACGCCCCGGAAGACCACCCCCGCACCATGCGGGTCGACTACCGCTGCGGCTTCAACGACTACCACAGCGAATGGGTCTGCTTCGAGCACACCGGCTATGCCCGGGCGAAGGCCGAGGCCTGGTGGAAGGCCCGCAGCCACGAACCGGTGCCCGAGACGGCCGAGGAGGCCGTGGACGTCTGCGAGGCCGGCGGGATCGCGCCGACGCTCGCAATCACCGTGCGGTCCGTCACGGGCGAGAAGTACGACCGGATCGTGAAGCACCAACTCGGGCCCATCCCGCCGCGACTCGACGGCAGCGATGAGCGGGAGGACAGCGCCCCTGGGCTGCCGGACCGGGTCGACGAGGGGGAGATCCCATTCTGAGGTAACGCCATGGACGGCAACAGACCCATCTGCCACATCATCCGGGGCCTGCCGGGTGCCGGCAAGAGCACTCGCGCCGCCCGTCTCGGATGCCTCGTGATCTCGCCCCAGGACATGTACGCGACGCGCGCTGGCGTCTACCGGTTCCGGGAGGGCCAAGACGTGGCGGCGGTCGGTTGGGCGACGAAGCTAGCGCTGCAAGCCATGGAGGCTGGCGTCGACCTGGCGATCACCGAAGTCCTGCCCCGACGGGAGGACGTCGCCTACTGGGCGAGCCTGGCCCGCCGGCACGGTTATGGCGTGCGCGTCACCGACCTTGAGATCACCCCGGCGCTCTCCGACCGGCGCAACGTCCACGACGTGCCCCGGGCGGTGATCGACGCGATGGCCGAGGCCTGGGAGTCCTGGCAGGTCGAGACGGAGGCTGCGGGATGAGGGAGGCCGCCCGCGCCTATCTCGACGCCGGCCTCTGCGTGCTCCCGGCCCGCCTGGCCGAGAAGCGCCCGGCAGTGGGCTCCTGGAAGCAGTACCAGAAGCGCCTGCCCACGCCGGCGGAGGTCGACGCCTGGTTCGCCAACGGGCCCGACGCCTTGTGCGTGCTGACGGGGGCCGTCTCCGGACACCTGGAGATGCTCGACTTCGACCGGCGCGGGGAGCTGTTCGATCGCTGGGGGGAGGTCGTCGAGGCGGAGGCGCCGGGTCTGATTGGCCGCCTGGCCATCGAGCGGACGCAGCGCGACGGGCGACATGCCGCGTACCGCTACCAGGAGCCGGTCTGCGGCAGCATGAAGCTCGCCCATCGCCCGGGCCCCGACGGCCGGCCCGAGACGCTGATCGAGACCCGCGGCGAGGGCGGGCTGTTTCTGTGCGCCCCGTCGCCGGGCTACGAGCTGCTCCAGGGCGACCTGGCCAGCCTACCCATCTTGACTGCCGCCGAGCGGGATGTCTTGCTGTCCGCCGCCTGGGCGCTAAACGAGGCGCTTCCGGCCCCCGAGCCGATTCCGGCCGGATGTTCGAACCTGGCGCGACCTGGCGACGATTTCGCGGCGCGTGGCGACGTACGGGCCGTCCTGGCCCGCCACGGCTGGGCGCTCGTCAAGGCCGGCGAGAACGAATACTGGCGCCGGCCCGGTAAGACGGCCGGCTGGTCCGCCACGCTCAAGGACGGCGTCTTCTACGTCTTCAGCTCCAACGCCGCGCCGTTCGAGCCGCGGAAGGCCTACGCCCCGTTCGCCGTGTACGCTCACCTGGAGCACGCCGGCGACTTCGCCGCAGCGGCCCGCGCGCTCCGCGCCGAGGGCTACGGCGAGGATGAGCCGGCCGGCGACGTCGACATCTCGGGCATCCTGGCCGCATCGAGCCCGGCCCCGGTCGCGCCCAGTCGCCGCGGGCCCGAGGACCCCGGCCGCCTGCCCGTCGAGCTGCTTCGCATCCCCGGGTTCATCAGCGAAGTCGTCGACCACTGCCTGGCCACGGCGCCGTACCCGAACCAGGCCATGGCCTTCGGCGCAGCCATCACGCTCCAGGCGTTCCTGGCCGGTCGGCGGGTCCGCGACCCGGGCGATAACCGCACGAACCTGTACCTGCTCGGCCTGGCCCACTCCGGCGCCGGCAAGAACTACCCACGAGAGGTGAACACCTCGATCGTGCACCGCATCGGCTTGGCGTCCGGACTGGGCCAGCGCTTCGCCAGCGGCGAGGGCATCGAGGACGCCCTGTTCCTGACGCCGAACATGCTGTTCCAGACCGACGAGATCGACGGGATTCTCCAGTCAATCAACGGCGCCCGAGACGCCAGGCACGAGTCCATCCTCAACACGCTGCTGACCATGTTCTCGTCGGCGAACAGCGTCTTCCCCATGCGGCGGAAGGCCCGGACCAAGAGCAGTGAGCCGCCTGGCGTGATCGACCAGCCGTGCCTGACGATCTTCGGCACGGCGATCCCGAACCACTACTACGCCGCCCTGTCCGAGCGAATGCTGACCAACGGCTTCTTCGCCCGGATCATCGTGCTGGAGGCCGGTGAACGGCCCGCGGGCCAGGAACCGGGGCTCCGCGATCTCCCACAGCGGCTCGTGGACACCGCCCAGTGGTGGGCCGACTTCCAGCCGGGCGAACGCGTCGGGAACCTCTACGACGTACACCCCGTCCCCCGCGTGGTCGAACAGACGGACGCCGCGCGGCAACTGCTGATCGAGATGCGCGAGCAGGCCGAGGTTGAATACGCCAAGGCCGAGGCGGCGAACGACCCGGTCGGCACCACCGTTTGGGCTCGCGTCAGCGAACAGGTCCGGAAGTTGGCCCTGATCTACGCAGTCAGCGAGGACCACCAGGCGCCGGAGATCGGCTCAGCGGCCGTCAAGTGGGCTACGGCGTTCGTCCTGCATCAGACCCGGCGGATGCTCTTCATGGCCGACAGCCACGTGGCCGTCAACCCGTTCCACGCCGAATGCCTCAAGCTGCTGCGCAAGCTCAAGGACGCCGGGGGGCGGATGGACCACAGCTCGCTGCTACAACGCATGCACATGAAGGCGACGGACTTCCGGGAGCTCATCCAAACACTGGTGCAACAGGGGGATGTCGAGGTGATCACGACGCCTCGTTCCGGCACCGCCAAGGTGGAGTATCAGGCCCTATGAACACGCGGACCACGTTTAACACACGTTTAGCACGGGGTGCTAAACGTGCCAAGTCTGGGGCCGAAAAACGCCCCCACGTTTCGCACGTTTCGCACACGTTTAGCAGGGGGTTTGCTAAACGTGGGGGCGGTCGTAAGTATAGATATAACAACAACACACTCTCTCTCTATCTCCACGTTTCACACGTTTACACCCACCCCCCCACGATGCAGGATTTTGGCCTCTGCGCGTGCGCGCGGGGGGTCTGCGAAGCGAGACCTGCTAAGGCAGGTTCGCCAGACACGGAAGGAAGGCAAACCATGACGGAACCGCTCTGTTTCGACTGCATCCACTTCGCGCCCGACGGCGCCCGGCGCAACGAGCTGACGGAAGACCAGTGGGACGAGTGCCTGGAGGGCGAGTGCCGCCGGCACGTGCCCCACCTGGGGCCGGTGCTCAAGGACCGCCACGGCGATACGTTCCGCCACTTCGGCGAGTGGCCGAAGGTCATGGCCGACGATTGGTGCGGCGAGTTCCAGCCACGTCGGCGAGCGACGCCCGACGGCGCCGCCCAGACGCGCCAGGTTTGCGCAGGTTCGAACATCTCCTGCGGAGGCGAGCAAGGATGCGGCCGCGCGCCGGTGCGCCGCCCTGGCGAAGACCATCAAGGTGGGCAAGATGCGTAAAGCGTCGCACGGTTCCTCCGCGAACGTAAGTCCTTGCTACTGCGGCGGGAACCGTCGCGCTACAAGAGACAGTTGCTTTCGCCTGTCCGGATTCCACAAGACCCCTTTGCATGGAGGCTTACGATGAAGATTGAGCTGCGTGACATCGACGCGATCCGCCCGTACGAGGGCAACCCCCGCGTCAACGACCAGGCCGTGGACGCCGTGGCCGAGAGCGTCCGCCGGTTCGGCTTCCGCCAACCGATCGTGGTGGACGCCGACGGCGTGATCGTTTGCGGCCACACCCGCTGGAAGGCCGCGAAGAAGCTCGCCTTGGCGAAGGTGCCCGTGCACGTCGCCAAGGACCTGACGCCGGAGCAGGTGCGGGCGTACAGGCTGGCCGACAACAAGACGAACGAGCTGGCCGAGTGGAACATGGAACTCCTGCCCATCGAGCTGGCGGCGCTGGAGAACACGGACATCGACCTGTCGCTGCTCGGCTTCGACGCCGACGATCTGGCCAAGCTGCTCGACCCGGGCGTCCAAGACGGCCAGACCGACCCGGACGAAGTGCCGGCGCCGCCGGATGAGGCGATCACGCGCCCGGGCGACTTGTACATCCTCGGCGAGCACCGCCTGTTGTGCGGGGACAGCGGCAAGCCGGACGACGTCGACCGCCTGCTCGACGGCGCCTCGATCCACCTGGTGAATACCGACCCGCCCTACGGGGTCAAGGTCGCCCCGCGCAGCGGCAACGCGATGGTCGCTGCCCAGGCCAAGAAGAAGTACACCGGTCAGCAGGGCATGGACGCCAAGCTCCGCGGCCGGGTCCACGCCACCACCGAGAAGATGCGCCCCAAGGACCGGCCCCTGGAGGGCGACTTCGTCTCGGACGAGGAGTTCACCCGAATGCTGCGGGCGTGGTTCGGCAACGTCCAGCGCGTGCTGCTGCCCGGCCGTGCCTTCTACATCTGGGGGGGCTACAGCAACATTTGGAACTACCCCAACGCCCTCCGCGACTGCGAGCTGTACTTCTCGCAGATGATCATCTGGGTCAAGGAGCACCCGGTCCTCACGCGGAAGGACTTCATGGGCAACCACGAGTGGTGCTTCTACGGATGGAAGGAGGGCGCCGCCCACGTCTTCTACGGCCCGGCGAACGTCTCGGACGTCTGGTCCGTGAAGAAGGTCAACCCCAACCAGATGATCCACTTGACGGAGAAGCCCGTCGAGTTGGCCGTGCGGTGCATGCAGTACTCGTCGCTGGCCGGCGAGAACGTCCTGGACCTTTTCGGCGGCTCCGGGAGCACGTTGATCGCCGCTGAGCAGACGGGCCGGCGGGCGTTCCTGATGGAGATCGACCCGCTGTACGCGGACGTCATCGTCCAGCGGTGGGAGCAGTTCACCGGCAAGAAGGCCGAGCGCATCGCAGCCGCAGCCGAGGAGGCAGCAGCGTGAGCAAGCCAGCAGAGAAAGGGCCGACGGGCGTGGTCCAGGTGCTTGAGCGTTTCCTGGACGCCGAGCTCCGCCAGGAGGTCATCGGCGGCGTGTCGCTGGCGGACGTGCTGGACTTCGTCGACCTGGACGTGGCGTACAGCCCCGTGGTCGAGCACCCGGTCGATGACGACTGGCCGCGGCCGGAGCGGTTGCGCGTGATCGCGCTGGTGAAGCGCGACGACGGGCGGTACGAGGCGCGGCGCCAGACACCCGCCGGGCCGACGTTCGAGCTCTTCGATCCGGGGCAGGTTCGCATCATGCGCGCCCGGTATCTGCTCTGCCGCGACCACTTTGCCCGCTCCATCGAGAGCTACGGCTACTCCGACCGGCAGCGGATCCTGGCCGACTTCTTCCCCCATGGTCTGTGGAGGCCGAAGTGATCTTCCACCCCCGCATCGGACAGCGCGTCCGCGTGCACTACGCCAAGCGGGCCGCGACCGTCATGCCGCACCACGGCAAGGGCGGCTTCGTGCGGATCGTCACCACCGGCTCCGGGCCGCGGAACGTCGGCGTGGAGATCGGCGGGCGGCTCGTGGTGGTCCCACGCGGCAATCTGGTGGCTGAGAGCGCCCCGGCCTCAGGGACCGGGGCGCAGGAGGTGGGGAGTTGATGGTCGCGCTACTTGGCCAGGGCGAACTTGCCGCGGTCGACCTTGCGGAAGCGGCTGGCGTCGCCCTTCGTGGCGATCTCTCTGATGATTGCGGCATAAATCGTCGCCGAAGGCGTCCGTCCGCCGGTCTGCCAGAGGCCCTTGGCCAGCATCCGCTCGACCATCTCCTTGCAGCCCATCGGCTCGCCGGCCTCGGCCAGGACCTGCGCCGCGGCGTCCAGGCCGCTCGGCTTGCGCTGCTTGGCGGGCTTGTCGCCCTTGGGCTGGCGCTTCTTCTTGTCGGCGGCGACGGCCTGCATCGCGGCGTTGACGGCGTCGGCCTTCGTGGCTTCGGTGATCCCGCCGCGCTTCTTGCGGGCCGTCGGCACCTTGACGCCCTTCGCCAGATCGCCCTTCTCGGCAGCCTCGACCGTCGCGGCCACGTCGGGCTTGGCCTTCTGGCCAGGCCCGCGCGTCTCGTGACGCAGGCGCTGGGCACTCTTGATGCGGACCTTCTTCTTCGTCGTCAGGTTCGTGGCGTCCCACCCGCCTCGCGGGTTCTCCGCGTCGATGCGGACGGTCGCCATCCGGCCGGACACTTTCGCGGCGTAGAAGCCGCCCACTTTGACCTCGTCCTTCTTCATCGCTGCATCTCCTCGTGCTGGGGGCCTACGAGGCCCAGTCCTTCAGGAACGCGACCCACTCGTCGCGCGTCATCGGTTCGTGCGCTTCGGTCGCCTCGTCGTCCTCGACCCGCCACAGCGACGGGTCGATCGGGTCGGCTGACACGCGTGCTCTGCCGCGTGCGAGGCGATTGGCCTGCTCGATGGTCAGCGTCTGTTCCATGCGGTTCTCCTTGGCGTTCAAATGCCCAGCTCGTCGTAGAGCCGATTGAGCTGCTCGGGCCCGCCGACCAGTTCGATGAGCGTGTCAGCGAACCAGCGGACCTGGCGGTTGACGGCCTCGTCGTTCGTCCGGACCGACTCGAGGTGCGCTACCATCGCCGCCACGGTCTGCGGCGAGAGGTTCTCGCGGAGTGCTTCGGCCAGAGAACTGACGGCCTTGTCGTGCCGAACCGGCTTCTGGCCGGCGGCGTGGTCCCGGTCCCAGAAGGCCAGGATCTCGTCGTCGCTGTAGCCCTTGCGGCGGAAGTACGCCAGGTCGCTGGGCGAGAACATGGGATGGTTCGCGATGCGCTCGGCGGTTCCGGGCGCGTCGTCGTCCTGGCTCTCCGGGACGGTCACGCGGACCTTCCGGCCGGCGTGCTCCGCCTCGTACGTCTTGGGTCGCTTGCGCTTCATGATCGTCACTTGGAACGTGGTGCCGTCCTTGCACCGCACCACGACGCCGCGGTTGCCGGTCAGCACGCCGGCCTCCTCGAACGTCCGGACGCCGGCGACCTCCGGGACGATCTCCTCGTCCTGGAGCGTCTCGTACAGCATGGTCTCCATCTCGATCTCGTTCATGTCGGTCTCCTTGTGCCGGGTAGCGCCGGCCGCGCCGCCGACGTCCGGCCGTCCGGGCGCCCGCGGCGGGGCCGCCTGCCCGCCGTAGCCTCGGCGGAGGCGGGTGCCCCGCGTCGGTCAGTCCTCGAAGATGGCGATCGCTCTGCGGTACTCGGCGACGTCGCCGTTCGTGCCGCGGCAGCCGTCCAGGTGGCGCTGGAGCGTCCGGGCGGCTTGGTCGTTGGCGAACGTCTCCCAGGCGTCCGCGTGGACGACGAACGGCTCGGTCACCAGGCTTGTCCGACCGTCCTTCGTCTCGATGGCCTTGACCAGCCGGTGGCCGGTGATCTCGATGCACCGGCCGACCCGGCGGATCGTTGCCGTCCCGTTCGTGCCCTCGATGTCGATTCGCGTGGTCCTCATGGTCGTGGTCTCCTACTCGGCGTGCAGTGCGATGATGGTCCGGGGCGTGTACCCGCAGCGCCGGGCCTCGGCGTTGATGGCCTTGCGGACGGCGCTGCCGGGCCGGGCGGCCAGATAGATGCCCGCCAGGCGCTTCCAGCCCAGCCGCTCGATCCGGCGGACCCCGCCGCGCCCGGCGGCCAGCAGCCACCGCAGCGTCGCGGCGGCGTTCTTCGCGTTCGTCTTGGTCTTCTTCGCGTCCATCGGTTTCTCCTTCCGCATGTTCATGACCACATGGGGCCGAGAAACCGCCGAAAAGCCAAGGGAAACCCCCAAAAACATGCAGATTCCCGAATCTCTTATGCTCCGCTGAGGGCGTGACTTATGGCCAGTGGGCGAGATTCTTCGAAGGTTCCCGGCGGCCCGGCTGGCCGATCGTCGCCCCGCGCCGCCCCCGGCGGACGGCGGGCGACGGCCCCGCCGGCCGGGAAGCTGGACCCCGGCGCCCTGACGGTCGAACAGGCGGCGAAGATTCTGGCGGCCGTGGGCGGCCGGCACGCGACGGCCGACGTCATCCGCCGGCACATCGACCGGGGGGCGCCCACGACGGCGGACGGGCGGATCAACCTGGTGCACTACACGGCGTGGCTGGTGCGGGAGATGGCCGGTGGCGAAGAATGATCCCAGGCGACTGCGGCCGTCGGCGCTGGTTCGGGCGCTGAACTCCACGCCGTTGGGCGAGGTGATCAGCGAGCGCCAGCTCTACCGCCACCGCTCCCGCGCGGGCTTCCGCATCGGCGACGACCAACACGTGGACCTGCTGCGCTACGCCGCGTGGCTGATCGACACACTGGAGGAGCGGGCGGAAGCCGCCGCCGATCCGAAAGCGGCCTACGAGGCGACGAAGGCCCGCGCCGCGGCGCGGAACGCCGAACTGGCCCGGGCCGGCCAGGACATCGGGGAGATTCCGGCCGTGGAGGCGCCGGAGCGGAAGGCCAAGGCGGCGGGCAACTTCCGCTTCTTCTGCGAGACGTACTTCCCGGAGATCTTCTACCTGCCGTGGTCGCGTGACCACCACCGGGTCATCGAGAAGATCGAACGCGCCGTGCTCAATGGCGGCCTGTTCGCCATGGCCATGCCGCGCGGCAGCGGCAAGACCGTCCTGTGCCAGACGGCCGTGGTGTGGGCGGCGCTGACGGGCGCCACGCCGTTCGTCTGCCTGATCGCGGCCAGTGCCGAACGGGCGAAGAACCTGCTGGAGACGATCAAGACCTGGCTGGAGACCAACCCGCTGCTGCACGCCGACTGGCCCGAGGTGACCTACCCGATCCGCTGCCTGGAACGGATCACCAACCGGCAGAAGGGCCAACGGTACGGGGGCGAGCCGACGCGGATCGAGTGGTCGGCCGACAAGATCGTGCTCCCCACCATCACGGACAGCCGGGCCAGCGGCGTGGTGATCTCCTGCTCGGGAATGAAGGGCTCGGACATCCGCGGGCAGAACCACGCCCGGGCCGATGGGCAAGTGGTCCGCCCGCAGCTCGTGATGGTCGACGACCCGCAGACGACCGAGTCGGCCTGGTCCCCCTCGCAGTCGCAGCGCCGCGAGGCGATCCTGGCCGGCGACGTGCTGGGAATGGCAGGGCCGGGCAAGAAGATCGCCGGGCTGATGTGCGCCACCGTGATCCGGCCCGGGGACATGGCCGACAAGATCCTGGACCGGGAGAAGCACCCGGAGTGGCAGGGCGAACGCACGAAGCTGATCTACTCGTTCCCGACGGCGGAGAAGCTCTGGGCGCGCTACGCCGAGCTCCGCGCCGACAGCCTGCGGAACGACGGCGACGGCCGGGAGGCCACGCGGTTCTACCGCGAGCACCGGGCCGAGATGGACGCCGGCGCCGTCGTCGCCTGGCCCCAGCGGCACAACGAGGACGAGCTGTCGGCCATCCAGCACGCGATGAACTTGAAGCTCCGGGACGAGGCGGCGTTCTTCGCGGAATACCAGAACGAGCCGATGCTCGAGGAGGAAGGCTCCGCCACGCTGACGGCCGACCAGATCGCCGCGAAGACCAACGGGCAGCGGCGGGGAGAGATCCCGCTGGGCGCCAGCCACCTGACGATGTTCGTGGACGTCCAGGCCCGGATGCTGTTCTACGTGGTGGCCTCGTGGGAGGACGACTTCACGGGCTACGTGGTGGACTACGGGGCGTGGCCGGACCAGAAGCGGCAGTACTTCACGCTCCGCGACGCCCGGCGGACGCTGGAACGGGCGTCTCCCAAGGCCGGTGTGGAAGGCGCCATCTACGCCGGCCTGGAGGCATTGACGGGAGACTACCTGGCACGCCAGTGGCGGCGGGGCGACGGGGCGATGGTGAAGATCGACCGCTGCCTGATCGACGCCAACTGGGGCCAGTCGACGGACGTGGTCTACCAGTTCTGCCGACAGAGCGCAAGCTCGGCCATCCTGCTGCCCAGCCACGGCAAGTACGTCGGGGCGACCAGCACGCCGTTCAGCGAGTACAAGCGCAAGCGCGGCGATCGCATCGGGCACCACTGGCGGATTCCCAACGTGCAGGGCCGACGGCAGGTCCGCTACGTCCTGGTGGACACCAACTACTGGAAGAGCTTCGTCCACGCCCGCCTGGCCGTCGCGATGGGCGACCGGGGCTGCCTTTCGCTCTTCGGCCGCAAGGCCGAGGAGCACCACCTCTTTGCCGAGCACCTGACGGCCGAGTACCCGGTGCGGGCGGAGGCCCGCGGCCGCGTGGTGGACGAGTGGAAGATCCGCGCCACGGCACCCGACAACCACTGGCTTGATTGCCTGGTCGGCTGCGCCGTGGCCGCCAGCGTCCAGGGCGCCGTCCTGCCGGGCACGGAGGCCGCCGTCACCCAGTCGCGTCAACGCATCCGCCTGTCGGAATTGCAGGGGAGGAGCCGCCGGTGAAGACCGCTCGTCCGCCCGTTGGACTCGAGTGCCCCCGCTGCGGGTGCCGTCACTTTCGCGTCATCTACACGCGCCCCCGCAACGGCTTCATCCTCCGCCGCAAGGAGTGCCGCCACTGCGGCCGCCGCGTGGTCACACGGGAGCGGATGGGCGCCTGACCGGCCTCCACGGAGGCCCGAATTCCATATCTGTAACGATTTGCTCCCTCATCGGCCTCTTGTCGAAAAGGTCTGGCCCCACTCGCAAATATAGACCTGTGAGGCCGATCCCCATGACCGAAGAGCTCGACAACGCGATCCGCGAGAACGCCCAGGGCCCCGCCAAGGCCGGGGCGGACGGCGTCACCGTGGAACAGCACGATCTGGACGACCAGATCACCGCCGATAAGTACCTGGCCAGCAAGAACGCCTCCCGCCGGTCGGGCCTGGGCGTGAAGCTGGTCAAGCTCTCCCCCGGAGGGACCGTCTGATGTGGCCGTTCCGCAGCCGGAAGAAGGCCAGGCGGTTCGTCCCGGCGGTGATCCGTGCCCGGTTCGACGCGGCAGTCACCACGGCGGACAACGCGCGGCACTGGATGCACGCGGACGGGCTGTCGGCCGACGCCGCCGCCAACCCGGAAGTCCGCCGTATCCTCCGCAACCGCGCCCGCTACGAGGTGGCGAACAACTCCTACGCCCGGGGGATCGTCCTGACGCTCGCCAACGACGTGATCGGCACGGGGCCACAGCTGCAGATGCTCGGCGAGAGCGCCGAGATCAACCAGGCCGTCGAGCGGGAGTTCGCGGCGTGGGCGAAGGCGGTGGACCTGCCGGGCAAGCTCCGCACCATGCGGATGGCCCGGGCACAGGACGGGGAGGCGTTTGCGGTCCTGTTCAGCAACGACGGGCTGGACAGCCCCATCAAGCTGGACCTGAAGCTCGTCGAGGCCGACCAGGTCGCCACGCCGTCGGTGAGGATCAAGCCGGACCCCAATGCGGTGGACGGCATTGTCTACGACGAGTCGGGCAACCCGAAGGAGTACCACGTCCTGAAGGCCCATCCCGGCGGACGCGCCGCCAGCGCCGCGCTGGACTTCGATCGCGTGCCGGCCGACAGCGTGGTCCACTGGTTCCGCGCGGACCGCCCTGGGCAGAGGCGCGGGATCCCCGAGATCACGCCGGCGCTTCCCCTGTTCGCCCAGCTTCGTCGGTACACGCTCGCGGTGATCGCGGCCGCCGAGACGGCGGCCGACTTCGCGGCGGTGCTGTTCACGGATGCGCCGGCCAACGGGGAGGCACAGGCCCTTGAGCCGATGGACGTGGTCGAGCTGGAGAAGCGGATGGCCACCGTCCTGCCCGACGGTTGGAGGCTCGGGCAGATCGAGGCCCAGCAGCCGGCGACCACGTACGGCGAGTTCAAGCGGGAGATCCTCAACGAGATCGCCCGCTGCCTGAACATGCCGTACAACATCGCGGCCTGCAACAGCTCGGGCTACAACTACGCCTCGGGGCGGCTGGACCATCAGACGTACTTCAAGAGCATCCGCGTCGAGCAGTCGCACATCGAGACGGTCGTCCTGGACCGCATCCTCGAGGCGTGGATGGCCGAGGCCGCGAAGGCCCTCGGCCTGGGGCAGGCTGACGACGCTTCCCACCAGTGGTTCTGGGACGGCCACGAGCACGTTGACCCCGCCAAGGAAGCGTCGGCGCAGGCCACCCGTCTGAACAGCAACTCCACCACGCTCGCAGCGGAGTACGCCCGCCAGGGCAAGGACTGGGAGACGGAACTGCGGCAGCGCGCCAAGGAAGTCGCGCTGATGAAGGAACTCGGACTGACCGTCGCACAGACAGCACCGACACAGCCGGCGGATCGGCCGGACGCCACGGAGAACGACGATGAAGACGACGAAGACGAGCGCCGAGAATCCCGAGCCGCGTGAGGTCAATCTCGCGGCGTCGCTGACCATCGAGGCGGCCGAGGCGCTGCCGGAAGGCGGCAAGCCCCGCAACCGCCGCTTCACGATGGTTGCCTATACCGGCGGGCCCATGCGAATCGCCGGGTTCTCCTACCCCGTCGTCGTGGACCTGGCCGGGCTGGACCTGGCCCGCGCGTCGTTCCCCGTCTTCGTCGGCCACCAGCAGGATCCCGACTACCTCCTTGGCCAGGCCGATCGCGTCGAGGTCGTCGGGACGAACCTCGTGGCCAGCGGCGACGTGATCGACGTGGCGCCGAAGGCCCGGCAGGTCGTTGAG